AAGCCAACCCGCAAGCCCTCTTTCCGCCACCTTTTCAACGAGGCCCGCATGGACGCCACCAAGCGATGCGCCACCTGCAAGCACTGGGAGAAGCACGAGACGCCCGACCGCCTCTGGGCCAACCCGGACAACGTGGGGGTGTGTCTCTATTCGGCCCACGAGGACATGGACCCGATTGGGGCGGATCGCAAGATGTCGGCCCGTGACGGCGAACTCTACTGGGCCTACCTGGAAACCCGCGCGGACTTCGGATGCGTCTGCTGGGAAGAACTGAAAACTGACAACTGACCACTACCCTCCACACTTGCCTCCACCCTCCTCCACTTGCCTCCACAAGCCCCCTCCACCGGCCGCTTGCACGCGCCACCCCGTTTGCCTCCACGAAGACAAATCGTGCAAACAACCTCTATGGGAGGGAAGGATAAATGGGTATTGATGCCTGGGCACGTGTAGATGTAACTACACTAAACAAGCATATAAAACGGCTCTCCGATCTGACGGATCGGAAACGGGTCTTTTTGAACACGCTCAAGAAGCGTGGCAGCGTGCTGATGAATCAGCACGGCAAGAAGTTCGACTGGCGGGTGATGATGGAGCTTCCGGACGTCGACGCCTACGACGACATGGAGGCCGTCAACATCATGCGCCGCAACCCCTACCGGGAACTGGAACTGCCCTACCGGGCGCTCTCGGCCGGGGAAAGCATCTCGAAGTTCGAGAAGCTGGCCAACGGCAGCGGGCCGGAGGCGCTGATCAAGATCATCTCGAAGATCACGCCGAACCTGACCAAGGCGGTCACCAACGCCCTGGCCTCGGGGCTCTACAACGACGCCGATTCGACCAGCAACGATTCCGACCGGAAAATCCACGGCCTGGAAACGATCTTCTCGGACATCTCCTCGGTGGTGACCAACTCCAAGGCGGGCGACCCCAGCGGCACCTACGCCGGGATCAACATGGCCCTGGGGACCTACAACAACTCGTCCTGGACGGCCGAGACGAGTGACGGCTGGCCCACGGGAACCGGGGATGAGGCGTACTGCGCCCTGTCGCCGCTATTGGTCGACGTGACCAACACGGGCTGGACCGCCAACACCAAAACCTGGCCCAACACCTGGCGTCAATGCATCAGGTACGGCCAGACCTACATGGAGGTGCTCCACAACGAGCAGATCGACACGATCATCCTGGCCCCGACCTACTGGCGGGAGGCCCTGGACTCCATGGATGACAACGAGCGGATCATCGTCACCCGCAACGCGGAGAACATGTCGTTGACCAAGCTCGGCCACGAGGCGATCAACTTCGAGGGCACCGAGTTGACCAAGGAATACGGCGTTCCGGACAAGTGCGGTTACGGCGTCATCTGGGACAAATTGACCCTGCGGTCGATGCAAGGCCAGTTGATCGGAATCGACAAGGACCGGGATATCACGACCAAGACGGACCGTTTCACGGTGGACTTCTTCGGGAACCTCCAGATCGAGTCGCCGTGCTACTGCTTCAAGCTGGAAGAGATTAGCTGAACCTAAGCAAAAGGGAGAATAATCATGGCGAAAGAGGAAGTGCTTCCTTTTGCCCGGGGGACCGTGATGGATTCGGCCAGCGATACGCTGAGCGATACCGTCCCCTGCACGCATCTGGAAGGTCGTATTTACGACGTGACCGACACGGTCCACGGCACCGGCCAGACGGTCAAGCTGCGGGTCGTGAAGAACAACCAGTCGACGTCGATCACCGTGGCGCGGAAGTGCATGGGGTTCGCCACCGGGGCCTTGGACCTCGGGCGGCGGGTCTCCGGCACGCCGAGCGCGGGCGCGCCGGCCAAGCCGATTGACGACGCCTACACGGTGGGCTCGACGATCACCGGCTACGCCCTCTTCTACGTAGTGGAAGCGGGCCCCTGCACGGTTTCGGCGGAGACCACGGGCACGACCCTGGCCCAATGGGACGCGGTGACCGTGGACGCCAACGGGCTGTTGGACAGCACCAAGGCGAGCACCTCGGCCTGTATCCTGGGCCTGGTGGACACCGCCCAGACGGCCACGAGCGAGGGCCTGGTGGTCCACGTCGTCCCGGGATTCCAGCAGGGCGGTTACACCGCATAACCTTTGACCGATAACCCACTCCCGCCGGACGTCACGCCTCCGGCGGGAGTTTTTTGATAAGTGGTCCGTGGTTAGTGGCCAGCAAAAAACTAACCACCGACTATCAACCACCAAAACCGCCAGGACCCCCATGCAAGACCCAAAGACCACGCACAAGCTGCACATCAGCATTCCCACGGGGTGGAACCTCATGTCCCCCCACACCACCCTGTGGTTCGGCAAACTGATGTACGAGATTGGACGCACCGCGCCGACCCTCCAACCGTCGATGTACAGTGTGAACAACTCGCGCATCCTCATGTGCCGGAACATGGCCGTCCAGGACGCGCGGCAAAGCGGGGCGACCCACCTGCTGTTCGTCGACCCGGATATGTGCCCCGACTACTATGTCGAGTGGGACGAAAAAGGCAACCCGGCGGGCGACGCCAAGCCCTTCTTCCGGGAGGCGTGGGCCTTCGCCCAGGCGCATCCGGGCGGGGTGTATGCCGCGCCCTATTGCGGCGTGCCTCCCAAGGAACACATCCACGTCTTCGCCGAGGACCAGAACGGGGTGTTGGCACGCCTGCCCCACGACCAGGCGAAGGACCTCCGCGGCTGGATGCAGGTCGCGGCGGTGGGCACCGGGCTGATGCTCATTGACATGGCCGTCTTCGACGCGCTGGACCAGAAGACCCCGAACGGGGAAATCCAACCGCACTTCATGGATGTCTACACGGACTCCACCTACACGAAGCTCCGCTGGTCGCAGGATGTCACGTTCTGCAAGCGATGCACCGACGCGGGGGTCCCGGTCTACGTGAACTTCGACTGTTGGTGCCGGCATCAGCAATTCAAGTGGGTGGGGCGTCCCGGCGACCCGGGCACGCTGAACACGAACGGTCCGAGCGAGGACCGGGCCTGCCCGATTGATAAGAGCGTCCAACCCGTGCCTTCTCTCTAGGAGCCCGCGATGGCGACGATTCGCAGAAAACAGCAGACGTCGGATTTCACCTGGTCATCGAGCACGACGATCAGTGGTGTGGTGGAGATCGGGGAGTCGGCCACCGCGTGCATCTACTTCCCGGCGGCCTTCCACACCTCGGCGGTGACCATCCAGGTGGCCGAGGCCCGCGACGGGACCTTCGCCACCATGGAGGATGACGACGGGGCGGATGTCTCGGTGTTGACCACGATCACGGCGGAGCGGTGGCAGGAGGTGCCCGCGCCGCTGTTGGTGATGCACTCGCTCCGGTTGGTGGGAGGCACGACCAGCGTGGTCCAGACACTCAAGATTTCCACGAAGGGGTGAGCCATGCCGGCGATCAGACGGAAATTCCAGACCTACGATGTCACCGTGCCGGCGGAGACCCATACGAGCGAGGTGATTGAACTGGGCGAGGCGGAGAGTGCGGCGCTCTACTTCCCCGCGACCTTCCCCGCGACCGCCTCGTTGGTTTACTGGGCCGAGAAGCGCGACGGGACCTTCGCTTTCGCCGAGGACAAGGACGGTTCCAGTGTCGCGCTGGCCTCCATCGCGAAGGGGGCCTGGCGGGAACTGCCCGAGGCGATGATGGCGATGCACTCGGTTCGGGTGTATTCGGCGGATACCTCGGCGGATGTCCAGACGATCAAGGTCGCCCTGAAAGGTTGAGCCCGCAATGCCCCCGGAGATGGTCCGCGACATGACCGGGCGGCTCATCCCCTGGCATCTGCGGAATGTCTTCCAGGGGATCAACCGGATGGGCGATTGGTGTGGCCACATCGGCGTGATTGAACAGGAATTGGGACGGATCGGCACGCTGCCCTGCGGGGCGGAACTGGACCTGCCGTACCTACGGAAACACTTGGAGGCCGCCCGGTTGCACATGCTTCGGCGGATGCCGTATGCCCAGTGCGATTGCCGGGTGGGAGACCGCTGCGAGAAATGCGAGGGACGACGATGGCTAAGCCTGGACCGATGGATTGCTACGCAACCGCCTGCCTTGCCGGACGGCTCCGAGAAAAGCCCGAACTGAAGGAACTGCCCGGCGGGGACTACTGCGAGGCGGAACTGGACGTGGGCCCGCAGCGATTTACGACCACCTGGCGCGGCGGCGAGGCGCGTCGGATGGCGGGGCAGGTCGCTCCGGGCAGCCTCATCGAGGCGGATGGGCAACTGAAGGAAGAGACCTGGGAGACGCAGCGGGACGGGCCCCGCCAGCGCTACCTCATCGAGGGGCGGCGCTTTTTGGTACTGCGGGGGCCGAGTGATGACGCGGGGTAAGTCGCTGGCCGACGCCGACGAAATCCTTTCCAAGCTGGCGGCCCAGGACGCGCACCGCACCGACGTGCGGGACCTGTTGCGGCATATCCTCCGGGAGTTCGACGGGAACGCCGGGTTGGCCAAGCATCTTCGGGACTGTTACGACGAGAGCCCGCCGGGCGGGTCGAACCAGGCCCGTATCCTGGCGGACATCATGAAGCTGGTCGACCGGGAGAGCGAGCATCAAGAAGACTATGGCGACATGAGCATGGAGGAACTCCAGCTCCACGCGGCGGACCTCATGCGGGGATTACAGGGTGACGACGGAACTGGACCACCTGCTGAACACGAAGCCATGGAAGCCGACGCGCGGCGCGGACGAGACGCGGGTGAACCAGCTTAGGAACGTGCTGGCGATCCTGGCCAAGCGGAAGATGGAGGCGCTGTTCCTCTACACGGCCATGGCGGCCGTCGAGCCCTTCCACCGGTCGCAGGCGAAGTTCAAGCTGATCGACGGGTCGAACCAGTCGGGCAAGACCCTGGCGGCGGCGGCGGAGATGGCCTGGGTGCTGTGCGGCTGCCACCCCCACGGCGGCTGGCGGGAGCATGGCGGCAACGGGCTGTTCGTCGGGCTGGACGAGGACCACCTGGCCAACCCAATGTGCGTGAAACTGTTCGTGCCGGGGGCGTTTTCGCTCATCCGGGACGAACACACGCGGCTCTGGCGGGCGGTCCGACCGGACCCGGCCAACCCGACGCAACTGGACCCCTACGACGTGGCCTACAAGGAGCAGTGGCGGGACGCGCCGCCGCTGATCCCGCCGCGGCTCTGCGACACGACTAAGCATGTGGCCTGGCAGGACAAGGCGAAGGGGGTGCCGCGGATCATCAAGGTGCCCTCCACCGGCTGGGAGGTGCTTTGCCGCAGCTCGAAGGGCGACCCGGACCAGGGGACCCAGCGGGATGCCTGCTGGATCGACGAGCAGATCGAGAACGAGAATTTCTACTACGAGTTCGTCCGGGGGTCAATGCGGTACGGCGGGCGGCTGATCTGGTCCGCCACGCCGCAGACGACGAACATCCAGCTGTTGGAACTCCGGGAGCGGGCCGAGACGGGCGACGAGAACGTCCATGCCACGAAGCTCCTGCTGGATGACAACCCGTTCATCCCGGCGGAAGAGAAGAAGGCGTTTTTTGACTCGCTCAGCCCCGAGGAACGCGAGGTCCGCTACCACGGCAACTACGCCATCCAGGGACGGCGCATCTACCCGATCTACAGCCCGATGGGCGAGCACGGGTGCGAGCCCTTCCCGCTGCCGTTGGACTGGACCCGATACGTGGTCCTCGACCCTGGCCGTCAATATTGCGGGACGCTGTTCGCCGCCGTGGACCCCGACGAGAAATACGTGACCATCTACGACGGGTTCGTCCTGCGCAACGCCGACGCCGTCCGCTGGGCCGAGAAGGTCCGCGAGCGCCAGGTGGGCGTCCGGTTCGAGGCGTTTTTGTGCGACTCGCACGCCGGCAAGCAGCACCCGATGGGCGCGGCGAAATCCGTGGCCCGGCAATACTTCGAGGCCCTGCAAGGGGCGGACGTGAAGCCCCGGCAGACCGGACCTATGGACGGATTCTTCCCCGGTTCGGGCGACGTGCTGGGACGCGAGGAGGCCCTGTTGGGCTGGATGCACTTGCGCGGCGCGCCGCCGCACACGGGCACCGCCCGGTTGAAGGTGATGCGGGGCGTGTTCCCCGAACTGGACCAGCAGATCAAGGTGGCCCATTACCGCCAGGACAACCCGGACAAGCGGGCCCATCTGCGGGAAGACGCCCTGGACTGCCTGGAGTACCTGGCCCACTGGAACCCGCCCTATCAGTCGCCGGAGAAGCTCGACCACGACGAAGGGCCCGACATCTGGGAAGCCTTTAAACGCCGCAAGAAGAAACACGACAACCGCTCGATAGTTCTCTATTAGGAGCCCCCTTATGAGTGAGAACGGACAGTGGACCATGCCCGAGGTGGAACTTGGGGAATTGGTCCTTTTCACCCGCCGACCCAACAACCCCGACTGGGTCCTGGGCCGCTGCCGCAAGGTGACCCCGAAGGCGATCAACGTCACCATCGAGGGCACGCCCAACCTCTTCCGGGGCGTCCGGCACCAGGATGACCCGGAGATCAAGGAGAACCCGCTGGTGATCGAGGGCAGCGGCGTCTTCGTCCAGGCCCCCACGACGATCCGGCTCAACAAGGCGCTGGCCACGCAGGACGCCCAGCAGGCGTTTCTGGAGCGGCTGGCCCTGGAAGTCGAACAGTTGCGCCAGAAGGTGGAAACATGCCAGCCCAAGGGAAAATCTCTAAGAGGCAGCGCAAGCGCCTCCAAAAGCGGTACTTCCGCGACCTAAGCGATCTGATCGAACTCTACTATCAGCGCTACCGGCTCCAGGACGAGATTGACGCCCTGGAGCGCTACCGGCGCGAACGGGCGGCCAATGGACATTCTCAACGCCATTGTTGACACCTGGCTCGACAAAATCTCCGTCTCGCGGAAACACAAGAAAAAGGTGTTCCAGAAGACGGCGGACCGTATCTGGAAGTATTATGGGAGCGACCACCGCTTCCTCTACCAGTACGACGGGGACGACGCGGGGGACAACCCCTTCCCCTCCGGGCAACCGGCCTACAAGGCGACCATCAATAAGACGGCCGAGTACGTCCACCTGATGCTGCCGAGTCTGCACCACAAGGTGCCCCGGCGCCGGGTGGCCACGCGGCGGCCCGTACTCATCCCCGAACTCTTCGGCGCGCCTCCGGGCGTGATTCTCCCCCCCGGTCCCAAGGACCAGCAGGACAAGGTCCGCGCCTTTTTGATGGAGTGGTTTTTGAACTACACCGCCTCGGAGGCCACGTTCGACCTGCGAGGCGAGGGGCGAAGCGCCGTGATCGAGGCCCTGACCAAGGGCCGGGGCGTGATGTGGCACGAGATGATCGACACCCAGGATGGGCTCATGCCGGGTTCGTTCTTCGACTCGGTCGACAACCTCTTCCTGGACCCGGATGCCGTCCGGTTGCGGGAGGCGGGCTATGCCATCCGGAGACGGCGGCGACCGATCTGGGAAGTGGCCGACGAGTTCCAGTTGGACCCGCGCGTCTTGCGCAAAGCCTACCAGGACTTCAACAACCGTGGCCAAAACACGCTCGAAGAGCACGACCAACTCAAGGACCTGACCGACGGGGTGGACGGCAAGGATGACGTCTGTATCTACTATGAAATTTTCTCCCGCGTGGGCGTGGGGCAGAAGTTTTATGGTTCAAACGAGAAGATGAAGGGGGCGGCCGAGGCGCTGGACCAGTTGGACCCCCATGCCTGGCTGGCCATCCTGCCCGGGGTGAAGTATCCCTTGAACCTGCCCCCGCACCTGATCGAAGCGCCGGACGCGGAAGGGGAGATTGCCCGGTCGATGGAATGGCCGGTGCGGTTCTGGGGCGATTACGCCGATCCGTGGCCCTTCTCCTGCCTGGACTTCTACCCCGACCCGACCTGCATCTGGCCGACGCCGCCCTTGAAGGCCGCGCTGCCGCTGCAAGCGTTTTTGGACCATGCCTACTCGTTCCTGATGGGGCGGGTGCGGACCACCTGCCGCGATATCATCGTCTGCTCGGACGCCATGCGCAAGGACCTCCGCGACGCCATTGTCAGCGGGCTGGACCAGACGGTGGTGGGCAAGGACGGCAGTGTCCAGGACCTCAAGAAGGAACTGGACGTGTTGCAGTTCCCGCAGGTGAACATGGACCTGTGGCGGGTGATCGAGGCGATTGAACGGAACTTCGAGAAGGCGACCGGCCTGACCGAACTGGCCTACGGCAACACGGGCCCGACCCAGCCGAGAAGCGCCGCCGAGATGCAAGTCCGACAAGGCAACATGAGCATCCGCCCGGGCGACATGGCCGAGTGCGTGGAGAGCTTCATGGCCCGGGCCGCGCGGAAAGAGGCTATTGCGACACGGATGCACGTTCCGGGTCAGTCGGTGGCCAGGATGCTGGGCGAGACGATGCCCGACGGGGCCCCCGCGCCGGGACCGCTCACGCAGGCGTGGAACATGTTGATCAACACGCCCGACCCGTATATGGCGGCCTGCGAGATGGACTACACGGTCGAATCCGGCTCGGGCCGCAAGCCGAACAAGGACAAGCAACTGGCCGACATCCAGGATTCCGCGCAGACGATCCTGCCGATCCTGATGGGCCGTTACCAGATGACCGGCGACCCGACCCAGGTGAACGCCTGGTTCCGGCGCTGGGGCGAGGCGCAGGACATGGACGTCAGCGAGTTCATGCTCCCGGCGCAACCGCCGCCCATGCCGCCGGAAGGCCCGCCGCCCGAGGAAGGCGGCCCGCCACCGGAACAAGGACCACCGCCGATGTAACCGAACCCTAAACCCTGAACCCTGACCACTCCACCATGTACCCCACGATCTCCGACGACCCCTCCATCCAATCGCACTACGAACTCTGCCGCAGCCGTGGCACGTCGCACAAGCTGGCCGAGATGTTCGCCTTCCAGGAAGGGCCCGGCCTGGACACGGACACGACATTCATGGCCGGACGCAACGAGGACCCGGCGGGGGAAGGCTGGGACCATAAGACGATTGGCGAGGTCTACCGGCAAAAGGCGCG